GTCTTCGAAGGTCATGCCCGGTGCGTACATTTCACCATCGAGCCATTCCCCATCTTTGAGTTCACACCCCAAATGCTCGACGCCGTGGACCGGTTTTCCCGTTCGTGAATAACACCCAGTCTTCGACACTAAAAGACGAACACCGTCGAGTTTCGGTTGGACGTAAAACGGCTCTGAAATGTACTTGTGACGATCTTCCCATTTATTTGCCAACATGGGCATGATGTGTGTCACCTTCATGTGTTCATTATTCCACATGGTCTGCGCACGTCCGAGTGCCTTTTCGTATCCCGTAGTTACTAACGTTTTTGATACGGTTTCCTTACCACCCACAATTCCAGATGTTTTTACAATGTATGCGGTACCATCCTCATTGTCTTCCACGCGAATATCCGTAAATCGGTCTTGACCATTTTTGCTTTTTCTGATAAGTCGTTGCATTCTTAAAATTAATTTGTTGATTTTAAGTAACTATGATTCCAGTTGTAAATTATGGAAGGATGGAACGACTTAGGCCTCCAGAAGTCACAGAAGTGCCCATGAATTTAAATACACTTTCTATAATTTTTATTGTATTTTGTGTGGTGGGATTATATGTTAGATATACACACATCAGTCGATCGCGTGAACTATCTTATACTTGATACACTTTTTAGCATCTAAATATAAATCTTTCTTCATCAATTTGTCAAATTTCTTTTCGGGGATTTCCGTTTTACCCATAAAAAGATCTTTTATACATTTCATGAATTTTTTACAGGATTTCAATTCATCCTTGATTTCATGAAATTTACCCCATATCTCTGTGCTCAGTTGGTGAATGAGCACGTACGCATTTTGGCCAATCCTTCTCTCTTGACCACCCATCAACATAAATGTCGCGGCGCTACAACACGCTCCTTGTGCTATGGTGATTACTTTTACCCTCGACCTCTCTATTACATTCATGGCATTCATTCCACTAAATATATCACCACCCTCGCTCATGATATGAACCCGTATCACCGGCGAATAGTCTATGAGGTCTGCGGATCGTTTGAGAAGTTCTATTTCAAGTTTCTTAAACTTTTCTATAAATTCTAATATATTCTCCACCGATATTTCACCATAAAATAGTATTTCGTTACCTATGACTTGTGTTGTATCACTTTTATCTTCTGTTTCATCACTGTCCTTGGAGGGCATTTTTCATGGACTTTTTTATATGAGTAACCTGTTTCTGTTTTAACTTGCTTGAAATTGCGAGGTGATTCATGACATCAAAATCCGCCGGCAATAAATTATATTTCATGAGAATGTCTATATCTCCCTGTTCGGCACGCTTTTTTAACAAACATAATTCATCCACACCGACCGATACACCTATATTCCTAGTTCTACGGTTTATAGCTCTTACTTTTTGATATCGCATTTTCATGTTTCCAAACTTTGTCCATGAACTACCGGGTCTAATATTTTCCCTTTTGAGTGGTTTCCCCATACATGATTTTGGTATAGAAACCGACGATAACGCATAATATGGCATGAGTTCCCAACATCCGGCGTATATCGATGAATCATATATATCTGTGTCCGAGAAAGAACGCGAGGCGCGCACATAATTTACATTTTTGGAATCTATGTAATTTTCTTGGAATATATCTGATATATGACCGTGTTCGGTTAATCTACTATCTAATAATATATCATTCGTGCTTTCACAAAGTACATCGTATATATACTCTTTCGGCGTTTTAAAAATATCCTTTTCATCGGATTCATCATCTAGATACGATAAAAAGTTTCTGATATTACCGTGTGATCTTTCGGCCGCCGCCTTAGCTCCGGTTCTAGAATCTATACTCAATAATTTGTTAATAGATGGAACCGGTAGGTAAATCACCTCAAAATTTGGTACTCCTAGATAGAAACTACTGGTTGTTATTATATGGGAACCATTGGTATATTTAACCCCATCACATATACTTTGAAATATATTTTTATATGGGTAGTATGTGGGGTCGTAATCGTCTATAAACAGATGTTTATGGGAGCCTCTAACACGATCCAGAAACGCGGTTTTATTTGATATATTTTCATGTGTTATCTCGATACTATTCCTATCATTAAGGATACAATCCAGAAAATGTGTCTTACCGCTTCCTACATTTCCACATATAATCACGTTTGTGTTTGATTTAAGGTGTTCTTGTAATATTTTAAATTCCCTTTTATGTATCGTGATTTTATTTTCAGTATTTTTCTGTGGCGTTATTTTAATGAAGCAATCCATCGATGATCTTACTAATCAGGCAATAGATATTGTGACGAAAAATTCCGCACTACAAGAACGTGTCGTCGAACCTTTAAGAAGGAAAATTTTTCCATACCTGATATGTGTCACTTTATTTAACATCGTCATGTTCATATTGATTCTTTATATGGCTCGACGTATTTCTAAAATGCAGGTATAAATAATATTTATTAAATGTAAGTATGAATAAAGAAACGAAACTCCGGTTGTTTTGGGCAATTTCCTTTTTGGCGGTAACGATCCGACTCATGGTGGGTGTGTATCGGGATCAGAAGAAATCAACTCCCGTCGTAAATAATATTCCCAGTATTAATTAAATGAAGAGGGGTGCTCGCAATTCTCTTCTCATTGTCGGTTTATTGGTCGTGATTATAATTTTGTTAATGAATCCGCGAGTTATTCGTCTTCCATCGAGAAGGCCCCATCAGCCCATCGTTGTTAATTCTTTACCAGACGTCAGGCGGCAGCCCGAATTTAGAAATGCTCCCATCAAGAAGTACAAACCGGGTCGAACACAACAAATGGGAATACTGATTGGTAACGACGAGGAGGCACTCCCATTATACGGGAAGGAAGTTCGGAATCGACGAGACAGATACCATTATTACACCACCACACCAGGCAATCAAATTTACCCGTTACCTCTCGTCCATAACGGTAGGGAATGTACAGAGGATATCGGATGTCCCGAGTTTTATTGAGGTGAGAGTGTTTCTGTTGTGTCCAAGGATGGTACGTATCAAACCAAAATGTATAGGACTGATAATTTCTTCTAATAAATGTAATTAAAAAATATCATTAAACATAAAGTAGTATGGTTCGCTATTCTATGTTTAACAATAGACCATCACAGTGTCGGGCTGTAGGCGTCAGAGCCTCGAGACGAGTTGATCAGGGTTATTCGTTATCTGAAAAGGAGTCTATTATCACACGAAAGGCATTGGAGACTTTATACGAGACTCCTGTCAGGGATATGTTCAGTACTCTAGATTCTCACATTCATCAGGTGCGTTACAGATTGATACTTTCGGACGCAATATGTGATGCACGTGAGGATTGTAAGGACGATATGAATAGTTTAAAATGTAAATTGGCGTGGGAACGTGTAGTCGAGATAGAAGATTCGGCGGATAGACACAAGGATTTTTATCAGTGACCACATTTATCACAATATTCTTCCTTACGTTGGATGAGGAAGACGTGATCATACATATGCGTTAAACCTAAAAACACAGCGACGAGACTTAACATCATCTTGGGACTTCGCACATTTTGACGAGACATGGACAAGATCGCCAAGATAATGGCGACAAAAATAATAACCCGGATCATTCCCGGCTTCGGTTTTAACACACTGAGGTCAAACGATTTCTTTTCTTCCTTTTTGGGGACTTCGACGATTTCGGAACCGGACGACATTTTATAGTATTACCTGAGAAATAAATGTTTTCTACAGACGGATTTATAGATGTCTTTGTCTCCGATGAGTTCGAGTTCGTCAGATTCGATGGTTCTTTTTGTAAATGGACCGGGTGTTCCATCCATACAATCCATACACAACGCTGATAATTTCACGACTTCATCCGCCATTGGGATACAATCTATGAGTGTTCCAAATTTTCTTTGTCTGTAATCACCGTCTAATCCAGCAAGTAACACCGACTTATTCTTACTGAGACACAATTCACAAAATCTCCTGAGATCTGAAAAAAATTGCGCCTCATCTACGGCTATAATTTCCGCGTCTTTGAATGTGTTTTTGTGTATGATTTCATTGAGTGTTTTTGTTTTTATACACTCAAATGTTATACCGTCGTGTGTTTTTACCACTTCTTCTGGCGAACGGGTATCCTTTGCGCAATTGACGACCAGTACCCGTTTGCCAATGATTTTATAGCGCTTAAGTCGTCGTATCAGTTCGGATGTTTTACCGGAAAACATATTTCCAATAATCACACTGACACTCATCTCTCCATAAAATAATATTGTATTTTTTATATGGGTATTCGACATAAGGCCACTTTTGGTGATTTCGATGGGTACTATTATCCAAGTAGTGGCCGTGTCAAGTTTGGGGCCTGGACATTTCCAACCATTACCATAGCACTTAAATATATTCAGGATCCCATGTCACCGTTTTATTCACCCCACAAGTAACTTAATGTCCGTTTGATATTTATATCGTTCCATACTTGATTAATAAAACCTCCACTGAATATTTTATTAAAAATATACATGTTATTTTAATAAAATATTTTAAATCATTCATTATTCTGCTCTAGTAACATTTTACGAATATTATCGTATAGAATACTTAATAATGCAATTTTATATGTAAGAAATCCAAATAATGTCGCTCCATAGTCAAATTCAAATGGGATTGGTGTGTGATTCCATATGCCTTCGCCCATAGCTAAACAAATTGGGAATAAAATGGGCATTTCCATGGTTCCTTTCTCTATGTTATCTACCTTGGAATACAACGTATCTAGGTATGCCAGTGATGTTCCCAGTCCTACGCCATATGATATTCCAGCTTCGACACCCTGACTTATAAAATAGGATACAGTCAACGATGTACCATAAATTACTGTTGTTTGTGTTAGCTTTCTTTTCAGTTTGATATATTCATCATTGTTCGATGTATGAATACCCTTTTTTAATGGCCGGGGTGAAAGAGAAGATCGTATGGAGAGCATCTATTATTGATATTATTTTTTATTTTAATTGAATTTATTCCAGTTTTCTTCCCATGATTTGTGGGGATATTTACGGACTACTCGCGAAATTCTGGTATTACATCTTCGGCAGTCTATTAATTTAAAGTCCCCCTCAAGTTCTGTTAGACACTTGATCCTGATGACTTTATGACCTCTACAATTTACACAACAACTTTTAGATTTGGGACGTTTTGGTGTTTTAAGTCTAGTTTCAGCTGAAAGTTCCAATGATTTTGCGTATAATTGGTATGCTGATATAATCTTGGTCATGTACTATAATATATACAAATCTTTATTCTTCTTCGATATTTGCGAGATAACTCGCCATGTTGAATATATCGGTGAAATAGTCAAAGGAAGCATCTACGAAATCGCCATCATAGTTTCTTTGTAATATGTTATTGGTGTCATATACCATAAATAATGCCATTAAACCCACACCAATTTTATAGAAGTTTTTAGACTTTTTCTTGGCAAATATACTATAAAAAAGCATAGCCAGAATTGCCCCAAACAGCATGAGACCAATGGGTCTCAGGTTCCAACCCATTTTGATTGTGATGGCACCAAGAACAAACATGAGAATGAATATTCCGATAGCATCCGTGAGCGCTTCTTTCGCATTAAGATCTCTGGACGTTAAAACGCCCATGAAGAAGGACAACAACGTAAAGAGTGCGAATTTATACGGAAGTTTTAATTTAATGAAGACGAGAGGAATTAATGTACAGAAAAATAAAATCAAATACATGAGCATATTTTTCGCCACGTGATCACTGAACCGCGGACTATCTATAATTCGTTGCGCTGTTACGTACGCAATTGTCCCCTGAAAAATAAGGTTACCAAACACTTTTGCCATGAAAGGAGCCTTTTCCTGAATCAATGTCATGTTTACATGAATGAAGAAAAAATATTAATTAAAGATTAATGACATGACATTAATAATGAGTACTCTCAGGGTTAAGAAATTGAAATATGATGCAATTATACCTTCACGAGGGTCTCCTTTGGCTGCTGGTTACGACTTATATAGTACATGTGATCTCAGTATTAACGCAAACGAAAGAGCTATTGTCGAGACGGGCATCGCAATTGAAATGCCAGAAGGCGTTTATGGACGCGTTGCTCCGCGATCGGGGCTCGCCGTGCGATCGGGAATATCCGTTGGAGCGGGAGTCATCGATAGAGACTACAGGGGAGAACTCAAGGTGGTCCTCTTCAATCAAGGATCAGAGTCATTCGATGTCAAAAAGGGGGACAGAATCGCACAGCTCGTGTTGGAGAGGCACGAGATGCTCGAAATTGAGGAAGTTGGCTTGTTGGAAGAAACCCACAGAGGTGAAGGTGGATTTGGATCTACTGGAGTGTGATTAATTTTTCTTTTTTGATGTATATGGTTTAATATTTCTCCCAGATATGGTCTTTCGGGTTACGGGACTCATGGCCTTTCTGAAATTATCCCTAACTTTGCGCACAAATGTTTTTAAACCGCGTTTATTAAATACGGTCTTGATTTTACCGTTATTCCCAACATTCGTACTAATATACACGCGTTTCTTGGGTTTAATATTTTTTTTGGCTACCGGGGTGAATTCCTTGTTGTACCACGTCGCGACGTTCTTATTCCTGTTGTTAGAATTAGATGCGCCATTTTTGTTATTTGAATTTGAATTTGAATTATTCGAAAGATTAGTATTCGGCGGTCTGGAGACAAGTCCCCGTCTCCGATTGAGTCGTTGCATTCTCTCTCTTCGTTGTCGTGCCTCGGTTTCGTTTTGAGTACGGATTCGTCGTTCGCGATCGGCTCGTGAAATTGGCATCGATACTTATAAATACCTCACATTAAAAATTTTATATATTGGGATTACAAGTTATAAAATTTTTTAGTTTATTTTTTTGTGTAGTATAGCTATTTAGCTTCCAAACGCAACGCCCCCAAGGCCATCCTTGATGCGTAAAATGTTGTAATTCACAGCGTAACAGCGTATTTGGGGAGAACCTCCACCGACCGGGTTCTTAATCATTAATTTAGCGTTATCGATGCGGGAAAAATTTAGTGTACCACTCGGTTGCGATTTATTGAGAGTTAAACCAAACGGCCACGTATAGAGGGGTGCCGTATCCAATACAGCGCTCGGGAGTGCGGACGTGTGCATTTCGGGGACAACGTTGTGGTGGAAAGTTTTACTGGTGTTTTCAAAGAGGGGAGTACCGTTGATGTACATTGTAGATTCGTCGAACGAATATTCGGTTTGCCACGCGGCGCCTGCGGATTGACCCGAGACCAAATGCACCGCCTTCGTCGGGTGATTGAAGTACGATAAGTCTATCTCTGTCGCTGTATTGGATGTTATTTGGTATTGAGTTTGTGTAATGAGTATTTCATGCTCTTGATCCGTGAAATACTTTCTTTCATCGGAGTCTAAATACACATACGTACCATAAACTTTGGGCGTTTCCGCCGGAGTGAATCCATCACGACACTTGACACGAACTTCAACTTCGTGGTATGCGAGACCACACAAGGGGAGACACTTGGTAAAATCCTCGGAGAAGAAGAATGGTATCATGTAATAATCGGCACTCGGTTCCACGGCTGTACCCCTGGCGTTACCCGGGACTTCGTTAGTACTAACGGCACACGAACCACGGGCACCATTTTCTTTATATAAAATATTATGAACCCCCTGGATGTACAACGAATCGAGGCGGGCGACCTCCTGACCTCCGATGTGAAGGCTGAATTCCGTGGGCGCGGATGCGGTATTGGAGAATAACCCATCGTTGTTCGTTTGAACATTACTGATACTCTGGGCTTCGATCCATAAATACGAGAGTAAATCTCCCTTGGAACGGATCGGAATAGTGACTTCGTTGTTAGAACCGAACGTACCTATGTAGTCCATTCGCTCTGGTTTTATGGAAAAGTTTGTATGGCGCTTGAAATTTTGTCGAAAAAAACTGACTTGGGGTTCGCCTGTTATATAGGCATCCTGAACACCGACACTGACAAGATCAATCAACGCAGCTGACATTTACTAATAATGTATATTAAAAATTTAGCTCGATTGATACACAAAGGACATGGTCGTGTTTCAGGCTCTCACATGGGAAGCACGGGACACGGAAGAGTGTGACGAACATCTTATCAGTATTTTTGGAAAAACCGAGGATGGAAAGTCGGTTTGCCTGACGACCAGCTTTACTCCATACTTTTTTGTTAAACTTCCAAAAGGTACATCGGAACAAGACGTTCAATCGCTATATAAGGAACTTAATACACTGAGACCCGGTTGTCTGGTGAGTTATAGTCTTACGAGAAAGAAAGATGTATGGGGATTTCAGAATAATGAAAAGTTTGCATTTATGCATTTAAATTTTAATAGTGTTGTGTCTAGGCGAAAGATCAATTCATTATTCATGTACAATGGCGATTTCAAAAAATACAAAGTGTATGAGTCGAATTTAGATCCCGTACTTCGGTTAATGCACCGAACTGGTATTGAATCAACTGGATGGCTTGATACGGGTTTGTCCTGTGTCAGATCACATCTCGCTACTGTAGATATCGATCTATTCTGTAATGATTGGAAAACCCTGAAACCAGTCGAAAAAACAACGACAGCCCCCTTTGTCGTTGGTTCTTTTGATATTGAAGCGAATAGTTCTACTGGTAAATTCCCATGTGCGACCATCATGGGAGATGCTTGTTTTCAGATCGCTATATCCTTATGTAAATTTGGATCCGACGAGCCATACGACAAAACATGCTTTTGTTATAAAAATACAGATCCCAATCTTGACGGGTGTAATATTTTTAGTTATTCTACTGAGCGTGAAATGCTGGAAGCATTCGCCAAATATCTTCATAAGATGGATGTCGATATTATATTGGGGTGGAACATTTATGGATTTGATATGGAATATATCTATCAAAGAGCTCAATTGGTTAAGTGTAATTTCGACTTTTTCAATCTGGGAAAACTGAAGAATCGTGAATGTGAAATGGTATATAAGAAATTGTCATCGAGTGCTCTGGGGGACAACGAATTAAAATTACTTCCCATGCCGGGAAGATTTGTTTTTGATTTGTTTCAAGAGGTAAAGAAGGGGTATAAATTGGATAGTTATAAATTGGACGCTGTATCTAAGGAGTACTTGGGCGATCAAAAAATTGATATGCCCGCCAAAGAAATGTTTAAGAGGTACCGCGAAGAAGATCCGGTAAAGCTTCGGGAGGTGGCCGAATATTGTATTAAGGATACACTGCTTCCTCATCGTCTTTTAACCAAATTATGTACCCTCGTGAATCTTCTAGAAATGGCAAAGGCTACCTGGGTTCCCCTCACGTTTTTGTGTGAGAGGGGGCAACAAATTAAGGTATTTAGTCAGCTATGTAAGAAGGCGAGGGAGATGGGTTTTATGGTACCGACCATCAAATACGGTGTCATGTCGGAAGATGGTTATGTTGGAGCTACCGTATTAGAGGCTACAAAAGGAGCTTATTATAATCCCATTACAGCTCTCGATTTCGAAGCCCTATATCCCAGTATAATGTGTGCTCATAACCTATGTTATTCTTCGTATGTGATGGACGAAAAGAACTATGGTAACATTCCGGGCGTCACATATGAGGAATTCGAGGTTGGAGACAAAACGTATAAATTCGCACAAGGCGTCCCGAGTCTTTTACCAAGCATTCTCGTGGAATTGAAACAATTTAGGAAACACGCAAAAAAAGATATGGCCGTATCTACTGGATCATTAAAAGAAATGTACAACGGTAAGCAGCTGGCCTACAAAATCAGTATGAACTCTGTGTACGGATTTACGGGCGTAAGTAAGGGAATGCTTCCGTGCGTCGCTATCGCATCTACGGTTACTTGTAAGGGTAGAAGCATGATTGAGGAAACAAAGAATTATGTGGAGGCCAATTTCCCGGGTTCAAACGTAAGGTACGGGGATTCCGTTACTGGTGATACTCCATTACTCATCCGAAAGGACGGAGTCATTAGTACCTCGAGAATTGATTCGCTCGTTGATATGTATAATCTTCGTTCTGATGGTAAAGAAACATCTTTGATAGATGCCGAGGTATGGACTGAAAATGGCTTTACACCCATTAAACAGATCGTAAGGCACAAGACATCTAAAAATATACACAGAGTTGTAACACATACGGGTATTGTCGATGTCACCGAGGATCACAGTTTACTCCTAAAAAATAAGTATATGGTCAAACCATCCGAGGTGGGACTCGGACAGGAATTATTACATGGAAATACCAGGGATGCATTTGAAACAGCCACGCGTATGATAAGTATTACACGAGAGGAAGCAAAGGTGATGGGTTTCTTTTTCGGTGATGGTTCGTGTGGCACTTATGAATGTCCATCTGGAATTAAACGAACATGGGCATTAAATAATTCTAATATGGATTATTTACTTGAAATACAGAAACTGTGCCCGTTTGAAACTAAGATATATGATACACTTGAAAGTAGCGGTGTATATAAATTATGCGCCATCGGAGATGTTAAATCTGTGGTTGAACGGTATAGAAAATTATTTTATAATGGCCACGGCGAAAAAATTGTCCCTCCGTGTATTCTAAATGCATTCCCCAACATTATAGAACGTTTCATTGAAGGATATTACATGGCTGATGGCGACAAAGCGGGTAACAGAATGGATTGTAAAGGCAAAGAAGGTTCTATGGGGTTACATCTATTGGGTAGAATACTGGGATATAATGTATCTATCAATACTCGACAAGACAAATTGAAAGTTCTGAGACAAACCTGGACAAAATCAACACAAAGAAGAAATCCGATTGCTATCAAAAAACTAGAGCTTCTTGGTGAGACGGACGATTATGTATATGATCTTACGACGGGATCCCATCATTTCCATGTAGGACCGGGTGAATTAGTTGTTCATAATACGGACTCTGTAATGGTTGAATTTGACGTAGGTGATCGCAAGGGAGTTGAAGCCGTAGAATACAGTTGGAAAATTGGAGAAAGGGCTGCCGAGGAATGTAGTGCCCTTTTCAAGGCTCCAAATAATCTCGAACTTGAGAAGGTATATTGGCCATTCTTTCTCTATTCTAAAAAACGATATGCCGCAAAGTTATGGACACAAGGTAAAGATGGTAAAATGAACATGGATTATATTGATATCAAGGGATTACAAGTTATTCGTCGTAATAATACAATGCATCTCCGAGAGGTGTGTAAGGAATTGTTCGATCTCATTCTCAATTCAAATGATACTGTACCACCCAAAGAATTGGCAAGACAGCGAGCGATCGAGTTATTATCGGGCGATGTTCCAAACGACAAACTAGTCCTTTCGCAAACGTTGGCAGACAGTTATAAGGTTAAGGGTGTTTCTAGGTCTGTCAATAGTGAGTATATAAATGAAATGAATCAATCCCACGTACAGGTTGTTCGTAAGATGAGAGATAGAAAACCCGGAAGCGAGCCACAAAGTGGAGATAGAGTACCTTTTATTCTTATTAAAACGGAAGATCCTCGTGCGAAGGCATTTGAGATGTCCGAAGATCCAAAATACGCAGCGGATAACAATATTCCTATAAATTACCATTATTATTTCGAAAATAAATTTTTAAATCCAGTCTCGGACTTACTCGATCCACTGTATGACGACGCTAAGCGTGAAATTTTTGGTGAGATTATCGATAAAAACAAACCCCCTAAAAAGGCACGGAAACGCAGTGAATATCCATCACTGAGTTCCATGAAAAAGGATGATTTAATCGAAGAGTGTAAGCAATTTAATATAGATTCAACCGGTACGGCTGCCGCGCTAAAGGAACGTCTAAAAGATGCACGTGCCAAGAAGGAAAATAACAGTTCGAGTATAGCAATGTTATTTAAAAACTACGAACAAAGTAATAGTAAGGAATAATGTTGTCTGATGACTTTCTACGCTCAATCGAGAGTGAGGTTGAAAAACAGGTCAATGATAAGGTAACCGTAATTCTGGGGGATATCGCAAAAAGGTGGAGTCTTCCATTGGATGCCCTTCTTCGGGACATACCAAGCATATCTACCGATACTCTAAACAGGGGACAGTGTCGGGGTGTCCAAAAAAACAATAAACGCTGTACTAGACGCGGCAAGAATGGTGGGTATTGTGGTTTTCATCTTTATCAAAAAAGAGCACTTTGTCCGGTGGTTGTAGAATCTCGTTTTCAGCACACACATGACATGTCAATTCCATTCATGGAGAATTGTCCGGCTTGTATCGCTATAAAAAATATTACACCACCCCAACATTCAACGGATCGTAATGAACTTATAGATTTGGATAATATACTATAGTAATGAGTAAATCGGATATTCTGCTAACATCAATCAATCACTTTTATGACGACACCGAGAATAAAACTATGTTAAAATCTATACTCGATAAATCCAGTGGCATATCACTTCGTAATTTGGAGTGGTTCATCACTAACTATGCAAAAAAGAATAATTTGACATATACGACAAGTAATGGTAAGTTATTTACTGTTCATTGTGCATATAAATCAACTCTCGATGGATATAGCAAAAAATTATTTGACCCATTTTGTCGTTCGGAAAAGATATCATATACGATACCGGGGACAGATGATGAAATTAGTACCACGGTTGCCCAACTCAATTTCATCAAATGGTGTATAAAAAATAAAGTGATTGATTACATTTCAAACAATAAAGATACGTTATTTAATAAGCGAGAGAAATAAACCCACCCGAAAATTTAAACGTTTGGTAGCCAGTGTAATATAAATGTAATGTATATGTATCTGTTAAACCGGATTTGAGATTTACCTCCAAATTGGTTTTATCGGATTTTAGTTGCGAAAAATCTAAGCTCCCCGATGGTTTCACATTCATTGGATACATCGAGAAGCTATAAGTATAGACATTCCTATAGGGACGAGACAATCGGGCTCTTATCGTTGTCAGGTACTTGTAATACGAATGGTTTGCGTCCGTTATATTTGGGGTGTCTTGTCCGTTGATATAGAATTTTGCTTTATCCATTACCGGATAAAAGAACGAATATAATTGATCAAAATCGAGTATAGATCCAAAATTGAATCTATTTTGAAAGTAATGATAATCGGCACTAATTGAACCTGGTATTTGATAACTTGCCAAGTAACTGGAATCCACACCCGGTCCCTGTGCGACTTCTATATTTTCAAAATCCTTGTTTCGCAAAAACCAATGAATACACTTTACCGGTATATTCGGAACCAATTGTAATTTCATTTGATCCTTGCCGACTTCGGTTTCCATGGTTGGGTGTTTCTTCACAATATCGGTGATTAACTGCGTCGCTTCTTTCATGTAATAGATTCTTTCTTCTGGGGTTATTGTCAATTCCTCTGTGATGATATCAAATTCCGGAACCGAGATAGTCGTGGATGAGTCCGTGAAGAAGGTTTGAGGGTGTAACACGAATGTAAATTCAAGCTTTTGTTTATGTATCGCACAAAGTGGGAAGAATGGTCTATTTGGTTGGTTTGTATCATATTCGTCTCCCGAATATTTTCTTGAAAAGAAGAACGGGAGGGGTATGATGAGATCGGTGTCATATTGTGCGTAAGCGCCGTTATCGACGGCACCATCATACGGAATGCCACGGTTAATCAATATCTTATTTGTAATCTTCTCGGACATTTCCATATACAACTCGTCATACAATATCATCCAATCGTCATATATAGTTTCCAATTCTAATTCATCAACCCTCATAGTAATCGATTTGAATAGATGTCTTCCCAATTGGTCAGCATAATTCTGACCATTCCCGGGAGCGCCGTTTATTTTTGGCATTTTTATTGAAATATACATATTACTCAATAAATCTCCCATGTTTTGTGGGTTCATGGTAACCTTTATGGTTTCACCAAATGGCCAGGTGGCTTTTCCTCCTGGATTAATGACGGGGGTGGTTCGATGATATTTTGAAAAATTCGAATGACGTTTCTCTTTATAGGTAAATAAAGACCTCGCCTTTTCGTCGTTGGATATAAGGTGGCCATCTTGCTTTCCTATCGCGTGAAGGCATAACATGGCTCCGGTGCTGGCACCGTTTATGTCGCACATACTACTTATTGCTTACATATTTTTAATATCTAATTTCCACATGTCTATGGGGGATGTCTGTTTCATAATTTCCAGTTGGCGTCTAGCTTCATTGGATTCTTGGATGAGCGACTTCACAGACTCTTCTGTGTATTGAACTGTTTTGATATTCAAGAGATAATCATAATTCCCATCAATTTTTGGGAAAATTTGTGATATTTGTCTTTCGAGATCCAACTTTTTCCGTCTGAAAACAACCAATTCTCCATCTATAACCATCAAAACGAATTTAGATTTGTAACTGCACAATGTTGCCTTATTTTCCAATACTTTAATGAGGTGGGATTTTCTTGCGTTGTAGTGTTTCATTCGTAATTCAATGAAATCAACGAGAATCTCCTCTGGACTTTTGTATTTGTATATTCCTCTTGTTGGATGAAATAGATGCATGTTCGAAGAGTTTAACGATCGTCTCAATTTTAAGTCTTTCATTGGATCATTACCCGTATAACCAACAATGTCAAAATCAACATTTTCGGTTGTACTGTTATTTGTATATGAAGTGATTGTCTTCTTCTCAACGAGAGTGTCGAGGTATTCTTTGTAATCCTGTGTCCATCTTCCCGGGGGAAGCTCGGTCACTTTAATCTTAGATCCCGTGTTTCTCCACACACCTTCGGCGATCCAAGCACCTTCATCACCTTCCCGTGTGATGGTACCCCTGAATCCCCTATACCATGGTTTCATGGGGACGATTGGTTTTTTATCAAGAACCCGAAGGATATTGTTTTTAATATCAAGTGGATTGAACGGCGGGACAAAACTAGAAAACCCCGTCCCGATACCCTCCGATCCATTGATAAGTATCGTGGGAAGAGTGGGCATATAATAATTCGGTTCGATCATTCTCCCATCGTCGTCCAAATACGTGAGGATCGCATCATCTCTATGGTCAAACAGTCTTCTTGCTTCTTTTGTAAGTTTGGTGAAAATATACCTCGTTTGACTCGCGTCCTTCCCACCCATCAGTCTCGTCCCAAACTGACCACAAGGTTCGAGGAGATTGATATTATTACTACCCATGTAATCATTTGCCAATTTCACAATTGTGTCAGCGAGGGAAACTTCTCCATGATGATATGCCGATGTTTCTGCGACGTATGCTGCCAGTTGAGCAACCTTCATTTCATTTCTGAGATCCTTTTTGAAACAAGAATACATAACTTTTCGCTGGGATGGCTTTAATCCGTCCGCAACATGAGCGATGGATCTTTTCAAGTCCGCGAGACTAAAATTGACCAAGTCTTTGTGAATGAAATTTGTAATTCCGAGTGATTGGATCGACCCATACGGGACTTCCAATTCATTTGGATTCTTTGCGGTATTTCTCAAAAGCCATTCTTTTCTTGCGTCGGCCTTCTTTTTGTCAAAAGCCAGAATAATAGATTCATCTGACATCTTATCCATTTCAAATTTTACCGTGAGCTGCTGAATTTGTTTGAAATATTCTCTCGCTTCCTTCGATGTGGATGTACCCAGACCCTTGTAATATTTGATCTTCCATCCGGATTTACCGTTTCCATACCACGTCCTAAACGAAGAATCTGTATAGAATGATTTGGTTTCCGAACCCTTCGTTGCCTTAATGATAGGAGTAACCATACTCACAACAAAGTTCATTTTCAATAGACTTGGCCAGAAATGATGTATCATATTCAAGATCAGCCCCTTGATATGAGACCCATCGTTATCAGCGTCTGTCATGATCATAAGACGACCGTAGCGAAGTTCGGAAACATCTGTATATTCTTTACCTTGTTGGAGACCTAAAATCTTCTTGAGATCGTTGAATTCCTGATTAGATGTTAATTGAGACACGGAAGCATCCCGAACATTCTTACATTTACCACGGAGTGGGAAAACGCCATAATGATCCCGACCAACGACCGAAAGCCCCGCGACCGCCAAAGTCTTCGCTGAATCACCCTCTGTCACGATGAGAGTACATTTCCCAGACTGCGCTGTACCCGCCTTATTTGCGTCATCTAACTTTGGAATGCCAGTAATTTTTGATTTTCTTGAACCGTCCGTCTTTTTGAGCTCTTTCATTTCCTTGAATTTTGACAATGCCAATAGTTCATCTTGAATTCCAGTCTTGAGTACGTTCTTGATAAAATTTTTTGGTGGTTCAAATTTACTTCCAAATTCTTGTGATTTTGATGTACATTCGGATTTAACCTGACTACTGAACGTAGGATTTTCGAGGGTAGCCTTTACGAAAACGTTGAATGTATTTTTCACTTGTTGAGGCTTTAGTTTGATTTTCTTCGATAATTCATCGATGATACCCGCCGCCAAAAAAGACGTCACATGATCCACATGACTCCCTCCTTTGTTTGTACAAATACCATTAACAAACGAAACCTGTTCAAGATTGTTATCCGATGGCCCAATACAGACCGACCAGCGGTCCGCGGTGACACTGGCGAGAGATTCCACACCCTCATACATCTTCGCATAGGATTCAAGATTCATTTTGGGTAACGGTTCATCTTGAAATTTTACCTTACAGTTCGGTGTGGTACAGATATTCGCATCATATACTCTTTTATGAAATATTCTGAATATAGTATTGTCCATCTGTTTCATCCCGAACCTTTTCCAATCCGGGATAAATGATACAGATACCGAAGATTTGCTTCCATTGTATTTTTTCATGGTGGGTGTAACACATGTTGTCATATTATCCCTCCACATCTGCGAATATGACAGTTTATTTTCATGATCTTTAATTTCTATGGAAAATTCTGACGAATACACATTCGTGAGTTTTGCGCCGTATCCATTTCTTCCGCCCACCACCCTCTTTTTTGAGTCATCGTAATTGGTCGATGTTAAGAGATGACCGAATGTAAGTTCCGGATTCCACAGTTGCTCCTTTTTGTGCATTTTAATGGATACGCCACCGAGAGGACCATTGTTTTCGATCGTGATTCTTCCAGAGTCTTTATCGATGGAGACATTTATATTCGTCACCTGTTTTGGATGGAGTGAATTTCTATCGACCGCATTTACGAGTATCTCGTCAAAAATTTTAAGAAGAGCGGGGGAATATTTGATATCCCTCTTTTCAAACTTTTTTCCATATTTATCAATAAGCCAATAGGTTTCTGGCGTTACTTCAACGGGACCAACATAGGAGTCGGGTCTCTTTAATATATGTTCTATATGGGAAAGTTTTTGAATGCTTTCTTTCATTTCACTTGAAAATCTATAGACGCAATTCTTTACTTAGGTTTTTTTAGATCACATATCGTCCGCCCGATATCTCCGGGCTATACGATAGTAGTCATTAAACCAATTTACAACCTCTTTCTTTGTTTTTGTCGCATTGGGTGTATATAAATTTTTAATAATTCCAGTTTCACGTTCCATTAGTTTTATTATGCTTACTTTAGGGGGACTTACAAAACAACACCTACATACCCTTCTTGCCTTTAACCTAAATAACTTAATTTGGGATACATTATTTAGTAAGAATAAAGGTCTTATGTGTCTATACTTGTATAATACTCTATGTTGTTCATCCGTGTCCGGTCTAATTATTATATCGAGTGGTGACTGACACACATAGCATTCATGTCTCCAGGATAATTTTGGCATACTTATGTATACGACGATGCTTTACTTTATAGCACTTTTAGTTATTTTGGTTCTTTTTTTGAACAGAAACAATACACGTCGGAGCAATAAGAAGTCGTTGGAGACTTTGGTACGTCAGTCCGCTCGTTATGCGACTGCCGCACAACAAGACGCAACACCCCTCATAGCTGTATTACATGCTAATTATGCCGCGGCATATCTCTATGCGGCGACTGATATAGCCACAGATTCCGAGATACATACAGCAACTGGCGTGGATGTAGTTACATTTAAAGAACATATCGTAAATGTTCAAGATATGGTAACCAAAAGAACAACAGAAAAATGCCCCCAATTTGCGGGAGAGGTTGATTTATATTTATCAACCATAGCCGGACAGGCAGATTTATAATTCCTAAGTGAAAATTAACATCTCATTTTTTCAGTTTTTTCTGGAATAATCCATGGAAGTTACACGCGACAGCTGCTGGTATGCGCTTCTTATGCAAACTATTAAATTTTACAAGGTTATCGAACCGGATGAACGCTGCGTCCGGCTCGCTGATGCCGAGTGGCGACTGAAGCGAAGACACGAAGCCATACGAAATGCGAAAGCTCAACGTGGAATCATCGTTATCGATCCAGTCATCGATGAACCCCGCGAAAAGAGGAATTCTCATAAGATATGCGCAGCCACTACACTGGCTGGAAAGAGGTGTAGTTACAGGGCTGTGTGCGGCGACTTTTGTAGAAAGCATAAGGTTCCTACAGAAGACATCGACGGTTTGGCGAACATGATGAAGGGAATTAAAATCGATAACAAATCTGTCTCAGACGGGAGTGTTGATGACCTTTGTACTATGTTGGGTGAAATTAAAATAAACGCCTAAATTAAAAGATGTTAGATCAAGACACCCTTAGACCTGTAATTATATCAATGATATTATACATATTATTAAGCGTTTCCATCCCTAAGTATGTAACAAAACCCACCGGAATTAGACTTATTGATGACATTATCACGTATCTTATAACCCAGAAGGGAAATATTGCGTCCGGTACCATATTGGTCGGGGTAGTGATACTCGCATCAAACCATATAAGTGACAAATTCCTGTAATACAAATTCTTTACTGACAAGTCGTTTAGTGTGGAAATGATCCATTATTTTAAGATTTCTTTTGACTGCGTCGGACATATACATGACAAGCTGATCGAAATCGGGTCTTCCCCATTCCATCCCCTTCTTGAAAAGAAAATCATCTTCTTCTAAGAATCCTGGCTCACAGTCGATTGTATAAGGGGTTTCGATGTATTCCGGGGCTCCCCCGTAATTTGTAATAATCACCGGCTTATTACGAAGTGCCGCCTCTACAGCGCCCATACCCACTCCTTCGGACGATGAAAAGCTTACATAACAATCAGATATTGTATGAATATCCTCCATTTCATCATCAGAAATAAGTCCATTTATAACTTTTACTCCCGGTAATGGAATATCTACATCCTGATTACACGTAGCTTTTACAATTAAGCGCACGTTTGGCATTTCTTGTTTTACTCGCATAAAAGCGGTTAAAATACCCTTAAAATTTTTTCTATTATCTGCTATATTTCCGATGTGATAAAAGGTATACGGTTTAAATTTTTTAGGGGCGGGGATGTGAGCGTGTATCGTGATAAAATTGTTTTTGGGGAATTGTTTTGATAACACATCTTTACAGAATTGACTTGGAACGAAAATCGTTTCAAATTCATCACATATTTTGCCATAATCTTCATGTACGGTTGCCGTTTCACAAACGGTCATACAGGACAAGTTCTTGACACGACTTTTCATGTATGGGATTAAATCCAGGGTAGGTTGTGTGGGTATAAGAAACACCAGACCATAATCACATTCTGGTATATCTTCACCAAAGTGATAATACTTCGACCCAGGGAAAAGCTTACAGTATTTACTACAATGTTGACCTATGCCACTTCTTAGTGTTGGTCCTATGAATATCATTTAGTATAAAGATAATCTTGCTTTTATGTATATTACAATGTCCGACATCAGACGAGAAATTCTTGAAGAGCTCACCCGTGTTCGTCTCGATAAGACACGACTCTATACCCTCCTTTTGAAAATAGTTGATTCTTGTGAATGTTGCACCAAGACGAGCGCCCCGGCCCCAGCCCCCGTCGCCGCTCCGGTCAAGGAAGAACCGGTCAAGGAAGAACCTGTCAAGGAAGAACCTGTCAAGGAAGA